CCTAGTTTAACTTTTACAAAATTTTCTTTATATTTAGATACACTAAAATTGTAACAGAAATGATTAAATTCAAAACCGTACACGAGTACAAATTCGGACAAACAAATCAAGTTCCTTTTGTAGGGGAGATTATTATTTCAGATCAAGGGATTATAGAAGTAGATGACTCTAAAAGAGAAGCTGTAGAATTGCTTTTAGCAAAGTCAAATTTAGGCTTCGAACCTATGGATGTGAAAGAAGTAAAGAAGAGAGAAGTAGAAAAGTCAACTCCAAAAGAGAAGGACGATATAAAGCCACAGACTGAAGAACATGATTTTGGTAAGACAGAAGAGTCTACAATTGTTCCACAAACAGAAGAATCAGGGCCTCTAGGGGTCTCTGCCTCTTCACAAGACTTATCACCTGAAGACGAAATTAGAGAAATGGTTATCGGATTAGAGAAACTAGATTTCGCTTCTTTAAAAGAACTAGCATCTAATTATCCAAAAGAAGAGTGGGGACATTTTAGAAATAGTATTCACTTAAAGTCTTATCTTACAAAGAAATTACTTAATAACTAATAAAGTATGCCAACTTTAAATTTTTCTGTAAAGTATAAGGTTAACGAGTTCAAAGTTTGGACTTCTTCAGAGATTAAGAAGCTTTATCTTTATGGGTTAAACTTAGAAAAAGAGGGGAGAGAACTACCTGACGAAGTAGTAGAGAATTTCATTTCTTCTTCTACAGAGATGGTAGAGAAGTATTTACAGATTAAATTAAGAAAGCAAGTTATAGTAGAGAATAAGGACTTTATAGGTACTGATTGGGACTCATGGAGTATAATAAAAGCTTCGTATCCTATTGTTTGCCCAGTACAACTTATAGGGTACCTAGGTACTACAAAACAAGTAACATACCCTAGTACTTGGTTATCTTCTAAGAAGAATTCAGACGGTCAGACATATTCTAGAATATTAAATTTAGTTCCTAATACAAACTCACAAAGTGCTGAGATGATTGTGTTTTCAGGTATTATGCCTAACTTAAGGACTTATGGAGATTATAGAAGTATTCCTAATTATTGGCAACTAAAATATATTACAGGTTTTGATAAGGTTCCTGAAGATATAAGAAATGTAATAGGCAAATTTGCAGCTATAAATGTACTAGCATTAGCAGGGGATTTTTTACAAAAGACACCGGGACAGAGTTCAGGCTCTATATCATTAGACGGACTATCACAATCTACTTCAACATTTGCTTCTTCGACTGGATCTATATTTGGAGCTAGAATAAAACAATATTCTGACGAACTAGAAAAAGAATTAAAGAGATTACAGGATTACTATACAGCGATCCCAATGACTACAGCATAATGAAAACATTTGACGAAAAGAGAAGACAACTATTAAGTCTTTTTAACACAGAAGAAGAAACACTACAAAAATCTACTTGGGTAGAGAATTGGAGAGAAGATAGTCTAGTAAAGGGAGGCGAAGGCGCAAGAGGAGGAATAATAATAGGTCATACAAGATCAGGGAAACCAATCTATCAAGGGTCTAATACTCCACAACATGATTCGCATAAAAAATTTACTTCAGATGATCATCATGATGCTTCTGAGTTACATAGAAGAAGGTCATTAAAAGCTAGTAACGAAAAGGATTGGGAAGGAGCTTCAAGACATAATTATGCTTCTAACTATCATTATAAACAAAAAATAGAAAAGAAAAAATTAGAGAATAGATAATGTTCCCATCCCCTAATCCAAGAGTAGACTTCGTAAAAGAAGACTTTGATACTTTAGTATATCAAAAGGGGAGACCTTTGATCTTGGAAAAGTCTCTTCTATGTCCTTGTAAGAGTTCAGGTTCTAACCAACAATCAAATTGTAAGAACTGTGGAGGGTCTGGGTTAATTTTTGTCAACCCGAAGGAGGTTAGAATGGTAATTTCTTCGATGAATCTCGATCTAGCATATGCTCCTTGGTCACAAGAAATGACAGGGATGATAAACGTTACATGTGCACAAGAAGAAAAGATTTCTATAGGGGATAGATTAACATTTAAAAACTCAGAGTCTGTTTTTACAGAGGTTTTACATTTTAAGGCATTAAACGATAGATTATTCTCTTATACAGCTTATAATATTAACAGAATAGACTATGTAGGACTTTTTAGGACTGTAGATACTACATTAAAAAGATTAGAGGAGAACATAGACTATACATTTAGAGATAATGTATTAGAACTAAGTAATTCTTATTATGACCCTTTATCTGGGAATCAAGACTTATCTGTAACTATAAGATATATTCATCATCCTCAGTATATGGTAATAGACATAAAAAGAGAGACGATGGAGACACAGATTCCACTAGGTGGTGGAGAGATATTAAAAAGACTCCCAGTATCTTTTATGGCTAAGAGAACACATTACCAATTAGATGCTGAGAACTTAGATAAGAGTAGAATCTTAGATAATAGTTATCCTGAATCGTCTTGTACTACAACAAATCAGTGTCAAACATAATGAATCAATTTCAAAAATCACAGGCAGAAAAAATTTTATCTTGTTACGAAAACATAGACCTTCAAAAGAGTCAAAGTGGAGAGGGTTCAAGAGGAGGAAAGATAGTAGGTCATACTAAATCTGGTCATCCTATTTACGAAGAAAAGTTAAGAACAACTCAGGGGAATGGTCCAAAGAAAAGTGGAAAGAATGCTAAAGATATTTTCAACCACTTTAGTCATCCAGCACATAAAGACTTTGACTACGAAGATCATGACATAGCTTCTGAAGCACACCAATCAAAGATGTGGCAAAGAGAGTCAGAAATAATGCCTAAGAAAAGAATTCCTAAAAAGAGTCCTGAGTATAAAAAGACATTAGAAGATGACCATATCTATGCTTATCATGCTGAACAAAAAGAACTTCATGGACAAAAATCTGATGAGTTGTATGAAGTTTCTCCAGCTAAGAAACAGCACGAGAAACAAGAGGCAAAAATGGCTGAGAATTCAGTAAAGGCAGAAGCAGCTGAAAAAGAACGTAAGAAGGCAGATAGGGAGAAGTTAAAATCACTTCCAGCTGAAGATAAGAGAAAGATAGTAAGTTTAAAGAATAGACTAGAGTCTCTTAGATTTCATCATTCACAAGATTCACTAAGTTTTGGAGAATCTGTAGGAGAGTTAAGACAGAAGATAAGAGCACAGATACAAAAAATACAAAATAATCATTTAAAGTCATAATGATAGTTCCTAGTTAATAATGAATCAATTTCAAAAATCACAGGCAGAAAAAATCAGATCTTGTTATGAGACTACAGACCTTGAAAAGGGTGGGATGGGGAGTGGGAAGTACTTACATAGTAAAAAACATAGAGGCGGGATAACTATTCATAGTAATGTTAATAGAGTATATAATGGTACTTCAGTAGCTCCTTGGGACCATAAGGGTGAAGAAAGAGGAATGACACACGGAGACTTAGAGAATATAGCTTTAGAGTCTGATAGATTATCAGAACATAGTTTTGAATACGGAAAAGACAATTGGAATTCTATAGCTTCTAAATTAAAAGAGAAGAATATTAATAATTTAGAACTTTATAAAGAAAATAATTACTTTAAATTACGTCCAACAGAAGACTAATGTTAGTCCCTATCCAAATAGATACATCTAGTTTAGTAGCACAGTTCGACTTAGAACCTGATGCTATAGAGAAACTTATGGATAATTGTGTTAAGGGAGTTGCTGCTGACTATGCTGATAAATTAGAAGAAGTAGTTTTAAGGTCTTTACATTCTTCTAGACAAATTTATGCTCAAGCAATTAGAGTAATAGATACAGGGAGATTAATGGGGAGAGTGATGGTAGATTATTCTAACCCTATAGTAAAGTCTTTAGAAGAGGGGTCAGGAGCCTATGATATGAAAGAAGGGTTCTTGGCCTCTTCTAAGGCTTCAACAGGAAAAGATGGGAAGAAATATATGTCTATTCCTTTCAGATGGGCAACGCCAACAGCAGTAGCAGACTCTTTAGTATTTAGTAATAAGATGCCTGAAGCTGTCTATAAAGAGGCGAAGAAACTAGATAATAGACAGTCTCTTGTAATGGGTAATACATCGTTACCAGAACAATACAAGTCTATAAAGACTAGACCAGAGATACAAGACTCTGAAGGAAAAAAGAGATTTGAACAATATACACATAAGAGTTCTATTTACGAAGGGATTCAAAAGATAACAGATAATGTAACAGGACAAAGTAGGTACATGTCTTTCAGAAGGGTATCAGAAAAATCTTCCCCAGAGGCTTTTATACATCCTGGATTTAGAGCTGGAAACTTTACCCAACTAGCATTACAAGAATTTGATATAGCGAGATCTTTAGAAGTACAAATTGATAATGAACTAGTAAAGTTAGGGTTTGGTGACTAATGAATCAGTATCAAAAACAACAATCAGACAAGATCAGAGCTTGTTATTTACAAGATCTAGAAAAGAGTCAAAAGAAGGGACCTGGATCACGTGGAGGGAAGTTTTATTATGATAAAAACGGTCTCCCTATATATGGAGAAAAGAAGGGAAGAAATCCGTATAATGAGTTGTTTTCAAAGATAAGTGAAAATAATTTAGAAAAAAAAGATTTTAAAAGAAAAAAGGATGAACTCTTTCTTCAATATAAAGAAGTTAGAGAAAATGAAGATAAAAGACTAAAGACATTACTATCTTCATCTCCTTCATTATTATCGAACCCTATTCAAGACTTAGAAGAAGATAATTTTTCACTTGAAGAAGATATAAAACAAAAGAAACAAGCAGATAATATACTTTTAGATAGAGGGAGTAAGTTTTTAAAGATTAAAGAAGAGTACAGGGAAATAAAAGAAAATATTCTAAACACTTTAGACACTTTAGTTAATAGAAGACTAAGGAGAGTTAAGGAGATAGAGGGTATAATTAGTTCACATCTTAAAGGAGGAGTTGAACATTTAGGTCAATATAATCTTTTAAAAAGATTTAGTACATTACAAGAGAATTATTCAAAAGAGAAGGTTGAACTCATAGTTTTAAGTCAACAAATACAAGAGGAGAAGTTAAGATGGCAGAAGATTTAATAAGAGTACCAGAATTCTTAATTTTCGATACTTTAAAGGGAATTTTAGAATATATAAGAAAAGACTATAAAGTACAGACTAATAAAGAAAATTCTTTTTTATTACAGATAATTAAAGATTTAGGTCTACAAAGGTATAAGTACGATAAGCAGGCTGTAGCTATCTTTACTAAGGAAGTAGATGATCCACGACTATTAGAAGTAGAAATGATGCTAAATATGAAAAAAATGGGGCCTCCAACTATTCATATTACAGTACCAGCAGACTCAAATGCACAAAATGCCATAGGTGGCTCACAGAACTCTTTTCATGATGTAGAGTACTATGAAGGGTCTAAGGAATATAGAAATACTTTTTCTAGAAGACTGAGAACTACATTAAGTCTAGTTATAACATCAGATAATTCAAACGAAGTAGTTCTAGTATATCATATAGTAAGAGCACTTCTAATAGCTTTACAAGATCATTTAGCATTAATAGGCTTAGAGAATATCACTTTTGGCGGTCAAGATTTATCGTTAATGAGTGACAAAGTACCTAAGAATATGTATTTTAGAGCTCTAAATTTAGGAATAGAGTATCAAACTTCTTCTTTAGATTTAAAGAAACAAAGATATTTTATAGATATAATCGGAAACGGAATTTTAAAAGAACAATAATATGGCTAAGAACAAAGAAATAAAAGAAGAAGAAGAAAAAGTACAACAATTAGCTCCAATGGACTTAGATTGCTTTTTAAACTTATCACTAGTCTCTGGATATCAAAGAACTTATTATATAAAGCATTATGGAGGAAAAGAAAGACTAGAGACACTTGAAAGTTGGTCTAAGATTACTAAGCTTCCTTTACCTAAGTTGGGTAACTAAAAATTTTTCTTTATATTTAAGAGTAAATTTAAAAATCGTCATTTCTAAAAGATCGAGTATTAAGAATCGCATGGCATCTTATTTTAGATCTATAAGACTTTGGCAACAAAAATTAATATAAAAGGAAGACTATTAGCAAGACCTGATGTCTTCTCTTTCACTGAATCTGGTATTAAGAACCCTCCAGCAAATCTTCCTTATGGAAATGTATGTATAATAGATACAGGATTAGGGGCAGGATACGGAGGTGGTTCCGGAATTACAGGGGACTTAAAATCCGGCTTAGACTCTGTATATGCTTTTGATAATGCAAATGATTTAAAGACTTTTGTAAAAGGAGGCCCAGTCTGGGATCTAGCTACACCTCTTTTTAATCCAAGAGGAGGCGCTAGTGGAGCATCACAAGTATTCTTAGTTAGAGCAAGTACTACAACACAAGCTTCTTTAACTTTAGCAACAACAGGTTCTGGTAACGTTTCTTCTGTAGTAATAAAGACTAGGGATGAAGGAGTAATAGCAAACGGTGTAGCTGCATCTAGTAATCTTTATAAAGGATACGGGGCGAGAATAATAGCTTCTCCAGTAACTGCAGATACTTATATAGTACAATTCTTTGTAGGGAATTATAGAGGAGAAGATTCTTTAACAGGACTTCCTTATGAATTCGGAACTACAACAGCTTCTGTACCTCCTACAAAACTAGTACAAAGTCCTGAAATAACAACTTTACAAGAATTTGTTACATGGGCTAACGGAACTTCTTTTGAAGCTCTTCTTTTTAAAGAAATCTTTGTATTAGGGACAACTTCTTTTCCAGGTACTTCTGACCTAGCTGTAGGTGATATCACTTCTAGTGGATACCTTCTATTTGCTGGTGCAACAGAGAGTTACGATGCTGATGATTTAAATTCTGTAATATCTATCTTAAATGATATTGACAATACCTTTTTCCTTTCTTTAGAATCAGGTTCAGCAGCACAAGGCGCTAATAATACTGCTCTTGTAGAGTTTTTACAAAGTGCAAATGCTAAGAATGATAAATTTGTATTTATTGGAGGTGGTTTAGATGCAACACAATTTAATACATATTCTATTGCAACAGCAGAGTACTTTAACTCTACTAAGGCTGTAGTAGTGCACGGAGGTCTTAAGAAAAACGCTTTTGGTGGAACAAGAACTTGTAGTCAACTTTATAAGACTGCAATGGTTCTAGGTAGAGTAGCTGGACTTCCTCCATATACTCCAATAACTTATAAACCAATTGATATTACTGGTGAACTTCATAGATTAAAAGAAGGAGAAGTTGAAGCCGCAATTGAATCTGGTGTTCTATATACTTTATATGATAACGAACTAAGATCTTTTGTTGTAGGTTTAGGTGTTAATACACTACAGACTAATGACTATCAAATAAACGAAGACGGAAGTTCATATTCTTTACAGTTAGAGAGAATTAAGGCTCAGTTGAATAAAGAGATAGTTGTAGAGGCGAAGAGATATTTCTTTGGTAAAGAAGAAGGTGCAAATAGAAATACAGTTTCTGAAGAAGATATTAAAGCTTGGCTAGAAGGCTTCTTATCTAGAAGAATAGCAAAAGATAGTAGTGATAACCTTCTAATAACTTATGCTAAGGAAGATATTACTGTTACTAGAGACCAAGATAATTTCAAAGTAACATATAGTTTTGTTCCTAACGGAGAAATCAAGACTATTGTATTTACTGGAATAATGTTAGATAGTTAATTAAACGAATAAAACCAAAATAAAGTGGCAGAAGAAAAAGTTATCACTGGAGCCTTAGCTCTTATAAGAGTTAGGGGAGCTGTAGTAGGCTTAATGAAAAGTGTACGTTGTCAAGAGAATTTTAGACGAGTTAGAGTTACTGGTTTAGGGACTATACTCCCACAGGAGTATGCTGTAACTGAATGGGAAGGGACTCTTTCTTGTGAGTTTATGGAAATAGATTTTACAAGATCAGGTATTCCAGACGCTATAAGAAGAAACTTTACCAATATAGCATCTCAAGCGTTAATTAATGGCTCTTCTTTTGAAGATCAATTAATTCTTGATGCTGATGGAGTACAAGTAGATATCTTTAAGAAGACTAAGGATGCTGTAGATTCCAACGGAATAATTAAAGCTAAGTTAAAGCCTTTTGCTATTGTTAGAAGATGTCTAATTGAATCTGATTCCTTTGATATTTCAGAAGGGTCAATAGGTGGACACTCACAGTCTTTTAAATATCTTGAACCTATAACAAGATCAATATAATAGTCTTTTAAGATTAAGATAGAAGAGTTCTAAGACCTCAGTATTAGTTTACTGGGGTTTTTCTGTGTTAGGAGAAATGGTAACTTCTTATTATCTTTAGAAAAACAATTGAAATTATGAGTAAATTAAAATCGGACAAAGTACTGTCGAAAACATTAGAATTAGAAATTAAAAAAAACTCTTATGAGATTAAGTTCCCTAATACAGGAAACCTACTAGATATAGAAGAGTTAAAAGCAAGACTTTCAGGGGGTCAATATAATGCTCTTTTTGGAGGAACTTTAAGTTCTGAGATGAGTCGTCTATTAATAGACACTATAGCAACCTTTACTATTTTACTCCCTGATCTAAAGAAGGACTTGACAGTGAAATCATATTTAGACTTAGAACTTGTAGATAGTATAGAGTTACTAAAAGTCTATAGAGACTCTTATCTTCCATGGTATAATGAATGGATGACTTTAGTCTCTGGATTAGCAGCGAAAACTGAAGAAGTAGAAGAAGACGAAAAAGAATAATAGAGATGTCTCTACTTACTCAAAGTAAGAAATTTCTTATAAAGTGGAATAGTCTTTTTATTTACGATCGTTGGTATAGACAAAAGCATAATATTTCTTTTGGGTCCAAGGAACATAGAGAGATATGTCAAATAGATATTTATCTTCAGTTTCTAGAAGACCAACTTTTCTTAGAGTTTCAAAAGACTTTAGAGGAGAATAAAGAAAAAAATGAACTCCTTAAAAAGGGTATTTGGCTAAAAGAACAAGACGAAGAGTCATTTAATGGACTTTTTGATAAGATGAAGAGTAATTTCTTCAAAAAAGAATCGCAGTTAGAATTTGAAGAATAATGGCAGGCGTAGTTATAGATTTTAGTGCTAGAGATAATGGAGTTCAGTCCCTTATAAATAATACGTATAAAAAACTCAACCAAGAGTTCAATAACTTTACTAGTACTGCATTAGCTAATTCTAAATCTGGTAAGGAGCAATTAGCTCTTCTTGAAGCTCAGATACGTGTAACAGAAAGGAGAAATAAACTAGAAAAAGAAGCCTCTCTACTTGCTATAGAGAATAGGAAGAAAGAGTTATTATTAAGCAATCAGGCAGCAAGAGAACAAATAGATACTGAGTTAAAGAAGGCTAAGCAAGATTTTCGTAAAGGTGATATAACTGAACAAGATTATATTGGTATAAGAAAAAGACTTTCAGAGGAAAAAAAATATGTATCTTCAGATAAGGAAATAGAGTCTGAAGCAAAAGATAAGTCAAAACTTGCTGAAGATAGATTAAAAGAAGACCAATTCCAGACCAAATTAATGGGAGAGTTGGTCGACTCAATGAGACAGGCTACTATTAGTATAGAGGCTCAGGGAAAAGCAGCAGTTGAAGCGTTTATTAAAGGAGTAGAAGAAAACCCAGAAGCTGAAGATAAAGATAGAATAATAGCTGCTCTACTTACAGAGAAACAAAACGAAAAAAAGAAGGAAGAGAAGAAGGACGATGTCTTAACAAAAGCCGCTGCTGGGATGGCAGCATATAACGCTTTTAGTAAGGTTTTAGGTGGGGTAAATTCCCTTGTAGGGACTCAGACTGGTTTCGATCAAATAACTAATGTAAGTTCTTTAGTAGGACAAGGGATAGGGGCTCTTTTAGGGGGAACGATAGGAGGATTTACTACAGGGGGTGTAGGAGCTGTTACAGGGGCTTCTCTAGGAGCTACAGCTGGAGGTGAAATAGCAAGTATTTTTGGAGGATTAACACAAAGAGAAAAGGAGACAGCTGAGGAATATGGAAAGGCTGTAAATAGATATATAGCAGCTACGGGAGCTACAGACTATGTAGGTTCTAAGAACTATAGTAAGATAGGGATGGATTATAAAGAGATGACAGAGTTACAGACTGAAGTCTCTAGAAAAATGGGAACTAGTAGAGGTTCTGAAAGAGAAGCTATAAACGTAGCGTCTCTTGAAAGAGGGTACGGAATAGAAAGAGGGATCACTACAGCTATGATCGAAATGCAACGTTCAAATATAGGTGGTCAAAAAGACTTAGTAAATACTATTGGAGGGATTCTAGATAAGGGGAGAGATTCAATATTTGCTGGAGGAGACCGTACTATGCTCCCTGAAGTATTACAAAAGTTTTCTTCTTTACAAAAAGAATTCTTAAAGACACAGAACTCTGTTAAAGACGGTACAGTGGCAGATGTTATGTTTAGATTTAATAAATTAGGTGGACAGTTTGCTTTAAAGGACTATAGATCTGAAGGATTAATAAGTGGTATTCAGAACTCTTTATCTAATCCAGGTTCTGATGTAATGAAATCTCTGTCTTTTCAAGCATTAAGAAGGCTAAATCCTAATATGGACCTTTCTCAAATTATAGAGGAAAGACAGAAAGGATTAGGTTCATCAAACTATCTAAGATCTATTTTAGGTTCTTTAGATCAAATGGGTGGATCTACAAGTAGTAAGATAATGAATATAGCTGGAGCCTTTGGTTTAGAGGGGAATATGGCAGCAGCTAGATCTATTTATGAAAACAGAGAAGCTTTAATGAGTGGGTCTATAGACGCTCAAAAACTTATCTCTTCAACTACAAGTGAAGAGAAGATTAAAAAGGAAGCTGGTTTAAGAACAACTCAAATTGAAGAAAACTATGCTGAGCTTCAAAATCAGATCATCTTAGGAATGTCGAATGGGGCAAAGGCTATAAAGAAGGCTATTGAAGAGGCTTTCGATAATAGTACAATTACGATTACTTCTGATGGAAGAGCAAAATATACAAACGCAGTAAAAAACTCTACAAAAGTCCCTGATGGCAAAGTAACAAGAGAGGATATAGTGGGTGGTTCAATGGTAGGATGGTAGGATTCTAACTAATAATATGGAGAAACAAAAAGTTTATGAAATAGTACACTCTTCACCAGAGATTAAAACTGTCGGTGAATATCTTTTAAATTCAGATACACAGTTACAGAATCTCTCTGGAATTAAAGTTGATGAAAAGGGGAGAAAAGAGATAATAGACATTTCTTTAGCTGTGGAGAACTTTTTAAACTTTACGTCAGATCCTAAAGATCCGTCAGCTGATAATAGATCTAGAATCACAGCAAAATATACTCCTAAAGAGAAAGCAGAGAATCAGACTAAGAAGCCTGAACTTTGGCCTCTCAAGACAGGAACGAAACTAGTAATTCCAGAAGCTCAAGTAAATAGAACAGGGTTATTATTAGAGGGGATAGAGGTTGTAAGTAATAATGAACCTGCCTTTAAAGCTAAGCAACTAGTAGATCTAGAAAACGATAAAGAGTATACACCTGTTAATAAGTCTACAGGTTCTTTTATAGAGAACGGAGACTTAAAGCAGATGTACCCAGACATAACAGTATGGATTTGGTGTCGTTCTCTCAGTCCTAGAAACGCTCCAGACTTTAAAATGGAAGGAGAGATATTTAATATTACACCATTTATAGAGAAGATATCTACAGGGAGTACAAAGAACGGAGGGAACTTCCAAATGACCTTAGCACCTATAATAGCTGAAGTTAATGAGGAAGGAAAGTGGGTAGTGAAGAAGAGTAGTATGAAAACAATGATCCCTTTTAAAAAAGAAAGAGAAAATTATGCAAGACAAGAATATCTTTCTGATTCTTCACTTTATGAACTAAGAAAGTCTTCTTCTATAGATGGGGATCGTCTAGTAAGAAATAAGTTCTTATTTCATAATATAATTGGGACTAATGATTTAGTTTTTATACGTTTTGAAACATTAAAGAAAGAAGTAGTAGATAGATTTTCAGATTCTAAAGATTTTTATGTTAATAAAGAACTCTTAGCAGGTAAAATCTATGATATGATAGGTTTAATCGATTCTAACACATTTTCTTTTAATCCTAATAGTAATGACGTATCTATAGAAATAAATGGAAGAGACTTAAGTAAAATTTTTATTGAAGACGGGACTTATTTTTACGCTTTAGAAAGTTCACAGGGAAAACCATCTATAGGTGGTTCTAGAGTTGAAGATAGTCCTCTTTCACAGAGAATTTTACAAAACGGTTCTTTACAATTAGAGTATCTGAGTTTGTATTTTAACAACTCTATAGAAAGAGTTTTAAAATTTATCATACAGCAACTATCAACAATTTCTATAGTTCCTGATAATCTCTTTACTTCATATCCTGATACTAATACAAGGGTAAAGATATCTGATGCAACACAGAAGAGTAGAGAGAATATAGAGAAGAAGAATGAAGAATATAGAAAAGAGGCTATAGAGTTAATAGGACAAATTAGAAAGAAGAATTCAGTAATAGTTAAAGAGAAGACAAATCAAACAAAGACTGAAGAAGCATATAGAAACTATATCTACAATAATCTAAAAGACTTCTTAGATTTTATCAGACTAAAAAATGATAAAGGAGAGATTATTAGAAAGACTTATGCCACAACATCTCAGACACCTGAAACTAAAACTTTAGGTTGGAATACATGTACTTATAAAAACGATGTTGTTCAAGAAGATACTTATCCTTCTTTTATGAATGATAATCTAAAACTAGTTCCTGCTGGAGAGAGTATAAAGTATATTTCAACATCTTCAGACGAAGCAAGGTTAATTAGTTTAATAGATCAAGTCTTAGATAATCAATCTTCTATTTCTAAATTCGAAGGAGCTGAATATGAATCTACTAAAGCGAGAGGTATTTGGCAAATAGTAAAGTTAGTAATAGATGAAAGTGTAACAAAAAGAAGAATTTTAGACTCTTCACTCTCCTCGGCTAATGGTTCTTTATTAAATTTTGTAAGAAAAATCTGTCAAGAACCGTTTGTAGAATATTATATGGATACATATGGTGATAAGTTCTATATTATTGTCAGAAGACCTCCAACTAATAGAGAGGGATATTTAAGTCTTTTACAAGGAACAGTTTCTACAGAAGAGGGTATTCCAACATCTCCTCCAGGAATTATAGATATAGAACCTTTAGATGTAATTCAGGAGAGTTTAAATTTTGACGACTCAGAGGCTTATACATGGTATCACTTTACTCCTCAAGCTAGTTTTATAGGGGATAGTAGTAACTATTCAACAGCAGCTATTCCAGCTTTATGTTTTGAAGAATACGGAGAAATTTGGGGGTCTAAGAGTATGGATATAGTACATAACTATTCTCCTTATCTTCCTTATGATAAGACAGCATCTAAAGAGACTAGTATTTTAGAGAGACAAGTCTACGAAGATATGAAGTTTTTAGTAGACTCTAATGCTTATCTTCCCTTCACAAGAAAGGGTACTTTAGTAGTTAACGGGGACAGAAGACTTAAAATTGGGAATCTAGTAAGATACAAAGAGACAGGGGAGATTTTTAAAATAGAATCAGTACAACAGAGTTTCTCGATCTCAGACACTTCTATAGATAGAACTACAACTATTCAGGTAAGTAGAGGGATGGTTGAAAAGTTCATTTATGGAGTAGATATTTCACTTAACGGAGTTATAACAAGGGTAAGTTATTTTGATATTATAAATACCGAACTAGACTTGACAACTAAGACAGTTGTAAGTACACGTCAAGAATCTATTCCTAATCCGGACTATGTCCCTTCTACAAAGACAAAAGAAAGAGAACATATAGAGGAAGAGACAGTTAGATCTATAGAAGCACAAGCACAGAGTGGTTTATTGAATATAAATACTACAGTATTTCCAAACACTTCCCTTCAGCGTTCTGTAATTCTAGCCTTATCTAAACTAGTTCCTGAGGCTAGATCTAAGTTTCATTCTTTCTTCTTAGCTATTAGAGAAAAGGGATACGATGTTCTGATTCAAGATCCACTTCAAGTAACTAGAACTCCACAACAACAGATTTCTTTAATTTTAAAGAACAAAGATAGAAATCCTTCATGGTATAGTCCAGAGGCCATAGCAGCAGCTAAGAGAGGAGATGTAGAGTATATGAGTAGATTTGGACATGTTAATAGAACAGCATTAGACTTCAATTTATATAACAGAAGAACTAAAGAGGTTTTAGGTTCTAAGAAACTTAGTAGTAGAGAGCAATGGATTAGGACAGGGGTCCCTAAACTTGCAGAACAATATGGCTTAGTATGGGGAGGGAAGTATGTAGACTATGTACACTTTGAATACGAAACAGACACTTCTTATGCTGATGATACAGAAATTCCAGAGACAATAGTTAGAGAAATTAGAGAACCTTCAGAGATAATAGATCCTCTTAATGTATTTAAGAATTTTAAAGTTAACAAGGGAGTCTTTAACTTTTTCCTTCGAAGAGAACAGTTTAATTATGATAGAGAGGAGACTTATTTAATTGATAGTTCGAAGAGTACAAGAAGTCCTAAAGATAATTCAATTTTAGATAGTTAAGAGATGAGTGTAGCACAAACACAAATAGAAGGAGAGAGATTTAATTGTGGGATAGGGTTTATAGCTATTCCTTCAGATATAGATAGAGAAGTCTATATACGTTCTTGTTATAAACAGAATCGTGTTTCTATTAAGACAAGAGATGGTGGGTTTATAAATAGGGTTCCAGTTGGAAAAAATTGTATAAACCTAATTGAGTTTCCCTTAACATTTAAAGACTCAGGTAGTCCTGTAGTATGGGTTAATGAACCTAATCACAATCAGCCTATTATTATAGAGGTTCTAAATAAAGATGAAGAATATTTTGATTTAGTAGAACATCAGAGTCGATTTATTAGAAAATATAAGAACAATTTAGTTGAGATTGTATCTTCACCAAAAAATAGTTATATTGGTATAACAGTAGACTCAGAAGATGATTCTGAAATCTATCTTAATGTTTATAATAAAAACAAGACTGGAAAATTAAACATAACTGTTCAAGGAGATGTAAATATATCAACAGAAGGAATAGTTAACTTTGAACAAAATATAGCTTTTGTTAGTGAAACTACTAATGACGAAGATACTACAAAAACTTGTAGATTTACTCAGACAGACGAAGAGCAAGTTTTTGAAGGAAAGATTTTTAGATTGAATAGTGGCTCAGAGTCTATGCTACTAGGAAATATGACAAAGAAGTTTCTAGATAGTTTTATAGATGAAGTAGCAAAGTCAACAGTAACAACAGCTTTAGGTCAAATGCCTTTACTAAATAGTCTACAAATAAAGACATTAAAAAATAGAACAGAAGAGTTATTATCAGAAGTAGGGTTTTTAGAATAAGATAGAATGTCATTAAAAAAGGGTAAACTAGCAAGGAGTATGAAGAAGTTCATACTAGAAGCAAATGAACTAGAGGTTCAAGATAGAGACAAGGCTATTGATGACTATTGTTCTACAATTGAAAGAGTAGTATATGATGCTATTAAAGATCTTACTATAGTTATTCCAACAGGGTCAATAGTAGTAAGTGGAACAGCATTAACACAATCGAACTTAACACCTATTGTTTTAGAAAAAGTAGTAAAATGAGTTTAGAATCAGTTATAGGAGAGAGAGATAGAATATTAAAGTTAGGTGGAAAGAATCTTCTTAATATAAAGCACCCTGAGGAATTTGAAGTCTATATGTGTGCCTTAGAACTTGTAGACGCTAATCTGTCAACTCTCGAATACTTTATCTTCCCTATACTTCCTAATTCTATTTCTGAAAGTCAACCAGAGATTACTAATATTAAAAAGACAGCAGGAGGGATTACAGTTCTATCAACTCCACAATTTATCCCGATAGATATCACATTAAGTGGGTCTTTTGGGAGAAGTTTCAAGTTTTTAGCAGGGTCTGTATATAAAGATATCCTAAGTACTTTCCAAAACTCAGAAGAAAAGATTACTTTTAAGAGTATTAGACAAGGATTAAAAAGTGAAGAGTTTAATAAGAATATTAAGACAGGGTATGGGTGTATTAAGATCTTAGAGAGTTTAGTAAAAAAAGCTAAATCTTCAAGTGCAGGAGCTCATTCTTTGATCTTCTACAACTTAGCATTTGGAAATCACTATCTTGTTAAGGTAACTAACTTTACATCGTCACAGAGTATAGAGTCTAATATGATGTGGAATTATAATTTACAGTTAGAGGCTATAGCTCCACTAGAAGGGTTGACCCTAAAGAATGGACAAAAAATAAGGACAAACGAGCAACTTGCAACTGATGCAGCTATACAAAAGAAAGTTATTAAAGTAATATCGAGACTAAGTAGTTTAAGAAGAACTCTTTTACCTAATTTTATCCCATGGAAGTAATAACAACAGAACTCTTAAATGACTTTTATATTCTGACTAAAAAAGACTTATCACAGTACTTTCTACGTGTTTTAGATTTTTTTGAAGGGGGAGATTACTATAACCTTGTAGAGTTCTATAAGGGGACTAAGAAGGAGATTAGTTCAAAACCCTATACTAATCTAGAGTCTTTAATTAGAGAGACTAAAGATATATTAAGACTCTTTGAGTCTAACTCTAGACAGATGACTAATTCTAATTGGTGGGAATTATTAGAACAGATAGAAGAAATAGACACACGTCTTCAAACAACTAATCATATAAACAGATGGAGTAGAAGTTCTTATACTAGTGTTTCTTATACTCCAGGTCAGGTAATAGATTATACATTAAATCAAGAACAGACTCTTGAAGACTTATCATTACTATTAACGAATTCTTCTAATCCACAAGATGATTGGACAGACATAGCATTTGATAATAACTTAAAAGAAGAAGACTATACTACACAAGGAGGAAATGTATTAAGAGTTAATTCGGGCCCTCAGAACGGAAGTAATTTCACTATTAGTTCAGTTGTAGATGTTATAGATGGAAAGTCAGTCTATGGAAAAGATCTTTATAAGAAATTACAGTTTAACGAAGAGACAGAAGATCTAGAAGTTTTATCTTACGATGATACTTTCTTACAATCTATGGAAATTCTTGCTAAACTTAAAAAAAATGACAACCCTATGTCCCCAGACTCAGGACTACAATCTACTCTAGTATTAGGGGGAACAAAAGTTTCTTTCAATTTTCCTGTTATTAGTAGACAACTAAGAGAGACTTTTGATACGGACGATTCTATGAAAAACTTCCAAATAACTAACTTATATTTTGATCAAGATATTGCTTATATAGATTACAGAGTTACTTCTAGATTAGATGAAGTTGTAGAACTTAGTACTATCTTAGGGTAAGTTTAGAGTTAGGTTTTTTTTTCTTATTTTTAGATACCATTATAGGAAGATCGAATTTAAGAGAAACAAATTGTCACTAGATATTCGTCCGTCCACTTCTTTAGAGAGATCTCTTCTCTTCTTAGAAACTTTATTAAATACTACAGATAAGATTTCAAAAGTCTCAGATAACTCTGTAGTCTCAGGTGTTGCTGGAGGTGTTGCAAAGGTAGCAGGGAAGGCAGAGAAGGACATCATTCTTTCTATCTCTAGATTATTTCCGGATAATGCTTCAGGTTCTCAATTAGATCAAGTAGCTTTAGATCATGGAATTTCACCACGTCAACTAGCTTTAGGGTCATCAACATATGTTAGAGTAACAGCAACCCCAGGGACTTCTTATGTTTCTTCTATACATAAATTAGTTTCTAGTAATGGGCAGAATTTTGAATTTGAAGAAGACTTTATAGTTCCAGATTTTGGTTTTATTTATCAAAAAATCAGATCTTTAGATATTGGTCTAAAGACTAAGGTAGATGCTCTAACAATCTCTAGACTAACAACTTCTCCAAATGGACATATTAATGTAATTAACGAAGCTCCAGCAGAGGGTGGCAGAGATATAGAGAGTGACGAAGAGTTTAGAAGAAGAATTAAAGAGGGTCCTAATATCTTAGCAAGAGGGACATTATCTATGTTAGAACAACTCTTTATCTCTCTTAATAGTAAAGTTTTAAGACTTTATCATCATGGAAATGATAATAATGGAAGAGTAATATTAAGTATAGCAACGGTAAACGGGGTAAACTTAACACAGCCGGAATTAGATTCTCTACTAGAGTCTTCAACTAAATATTTTACTCTAACAGAATTTAGGCCTTTCGGTTCTAGTTTTGATGGAGTTATATTACAGAATATAGAATATCAGCCATTAGATATATCTTTTAGAGTAGAGTTAGAAGGAGGTGTAGATCCAGACGAAATAAGAAGAAATATACAGGTAATTATAAGTAAGTACTTAGACCCTAGACAATTTAACCCTTCAAAGGATTTAGTAGAATGGGATAATTTACTAGAAATAGTGAAAAATACAAAGGGTGTAAAATATTGTCCTGATCAGTACTTCTATCCTCGTATAGATATTCCTGTAAATACTTTTATGCTCCCAAGACTTAGAGGTTTTCTAATGCTTGATTTAGCAGGAAGTGTTATTAGTAATTTTTCAGGAACACTTTCACCTGTGTACTACCCAAATGTTGCAGATTTCTCTTATGCTCAAACTGTTCTCAGACTAATGTAATATGAAAATAGAGAAGTTATAGAGAAAGAGTAAAAGAAATATTTGGACATTAAAAGGATTAAAAATTAACAAAATATAAGAGAGAATGAATAGAAGTATAAAAGAAATAGCAGAAAGTTTCATAGGTAAGCAGGAGATATCAGGGAATCTAGGTTTTAAGGACAAAGAGTTTGAAAAGAAAATGAAAGGTGTAGGCTTTGAAAAGGGATTTGCTTGGTGTAGTTTATTTTCAGAACTAGTTTGGACTGAATACTATAGACAACCAAAGACTCCTGTAGCAATGGCTAAGATTAAAAAACTCTGCTCAGCATCTGCTGTAACTACTTATAATAATTTTAAAAATGACCCAGAGAAAACTTTTACTGTATCACAGACTCCAAAAGTAGGTGCAATAGTTATATGGAAACACGGAAAGGGGCCTATGGGTCATGCTGGGATTGTAGTAGAAGTACTCCCAGACGGGAAGACTTTTAAATCTGTAGAAGGAAATACAAACGCAGCAGGGGGTAGAGAAGGAATTGAAGTTGCTTTAAAAACGAGAAAAATTGGGCAACCGTTCCTTGAAAAAGGTCTAAACGTTGCAGGGTTTATATATCCAATCTAATAGATGAAAGACTTTGTAAATTGGTTACGAGCATCCTTTGAAGGAAGTAATAAGAGTGCCTCTTCTAGAAGAGTAACAACTTTTTGGTTTGTGGCACTAGAGACGATTATATCCTTAGCTATTGTAACATGCTGTATATTTTTAGTTTTAACAGAAGAGTCAAGACCTCAGGCCTTAGATTCTATTTATAAACTAATAATTTTTTCTGTTATATCAAGAGTAAGTATTTTCTTACTAATGTCTATTATAACATGGCAAAATATAACAGATACAGTTAATGCTGTAAAAGGAACTACAGTATTAAGAGAGACTAGAGAACATATAGAAGAAACAGCTGAAGCAGAGAGTTCTGAAGAAGTACAGGAAAAATCTTAATGAGTATTGTAAGTACAACTATATTAGATTCTTATGAAGAGATCATTTACATTAAAAGTGATCACCCGACTATAGGGTTAATAGGAGTTTCTTCTTTTGTAGATAGTGTAACAGGAGTAACTGTAGACAATTATTTTGAAAAAAAATTTCGTCTATCTAAAGATGGAGGAATAACTTATGGTGATTGGCTACCATTAACTCTCTCAAATCTTCAGTCTTTTACTTTTACAAACTACGATATAGTTACTATAGAGTACTCTTATAAGAAAATAGGTCCTACACCTAGTTCCCTTGAGTTTAACTCAGTTACTTTAACAACTACTAATAATACCTTAGAGGAGGGAGAAAAATTTTCTAATTCAATCTTTAAAGATTTTTTTGGAGAATATGATGTTAGAGTTTTAGAGTGGTGCTTAAACGTAACAGAGAAACTCTATCATAATGGTGTCTTAGCATCTTTTATAGATAGATTTAATGATTTAGATTCTTCTGAAGATTTTTTGATATTTTGGAGGTCAATAACTAAGTTTTTCGCTTATTATGTTGTTTATGCAAGACAATATGAAAAATTCTATGAAAGCGAAAAACTAACACGTGAATACTTAGAACAAAGAGGCCTAAGAACAAGTCCACTAAACTCTTTATCAGACTTAAATAGTTTAATGAACTATTATAATAATGAGATCTTTAAGAGAGGGACAGTTTCTATTATAGATAGAGAGACTCCAAGTAGAGATTGGGAAATAGGTTCTGATATAGACGGGGAGTTTTTAAGATTTATAAACTATATAGTTGGAGACGAATTTCTATTTAATCCTTATAGATCTGAAAACTTTGGTTGGAACTTAGGAAATAGTGCGCCTCTCTATTCAGGTCTTGAAGTAGAAGAAAGTATAAATAAGATATATGAGACCAATGGAAAGATAACAGATCTTGATAGATGGCCTATTACAGGAGTAGGAGTAACAATAGCAACAGATGGGAGTGATGATGTTCTTGATATAGTAGGGAGTGGGGGGATAAGTTCAGATACTGAAGAAAAGTTTATTGTTGTAGATCATAGAGTGGACTATTTACTTACTTTTGAAGTTAAAAAAGATCTAGTAAGTACTCTAACAATAGGGATGGACTCTTATAATATAAGTGGAAATCAAGTCAATAATATTAGTCATACAGACGGAACTACGACTAATTTATTTATAGAGGACACTGAATTATGCACAGATGAAGAATATATTCTTATTAGATGTGTCCTTTTTAATAGTAGTAAGCCAACTTTTACAAGGGGTAGTCTTAATATTAATGCAGGTAATAATTTAATTATGCATCCTGACACAGTCAAAGTAGTGCCTAGAATTATTATTACAGATGGAGTTGATGTACAAATAAAAAATATTACCTTTACGCCTTTATTTACAACTTACTCTAGAGGTTTTATACAAGTAGAGAATTTTATTTCTTGTTGGGTAGAGAGGAATAATCAAAGTGTAAATATACAAGAGATCGAAGATTGGACAAGAAAATATTTAATTCCTTATAATGATAATATAAGAGTAGAAGAAATAGGGGAGCAGATCTATACAGATCAAGAAATCGAACCAACGCCTATAGTTCCAGAATATGACTGGATAGGTGGAGAGTATTCTTGTACTTATACACCAAAACCTTCTGGAATATTTACAGAAGAGTTTACAGAGCCATTTATGTAATATGACAGTAGAAGAAATTAAAGAACTTATTAACGATGAGATAAGAGTTCAGACAGACCCTGATTCTATATCTCCTCCTACAGTAGCAACTATTCTAGATGCCTTAGCTGATCTTATAGATGAAGTTCAAGGAGATATTGTATATTCTCAGATTCCTGTTTGGGTACCTGGTTCTTATCCAGCTGGGAAACTTGTAAGAAGAAATAGAATTATTTATGAGTCTCAGATAAATGGTAATACAGCAGACCCTGCTTTAGACACAGTTAATTGGGTTGAACAAGCAGATATTATTAAAAACAATATTACAGTTAACGTAGAGGAGGGGAAAATAGGAGGGTATGTAAATGGTGATATTGTATTATCTGGGACTAATCTTACTACTTTTGTAAATAATCTGATACGAGAGACAGTTTCTCCTACTTATACAGAACCTACAATTGTCTTGTCATCAACAAATACTATATATTCTTATGAAATAGGAGAGACAATAAGTATACCACTACTCTCTTCTTTTACACAAAATAATGCAGGTTCATTAAATGGTTATTCAGTAAGAAGAAACGGGGTACAGATCTCTACTCTAGGGAACTATACAGATATTATACAGATGAACGGAGTAGGCTATAACTATCAGACAAGAGTCAGTTATAATACAGGTCCAATTCTAAATGATAGTATGGGAAACCCAGATCCAACAGGACAGATTATAGGTGGATACAAGTTCTCTAATACTTTAACATATAAAGGGTATAGAAAAGTATTCTACGGAACTAATGTTGAACCTACATCTTCGTCACAAGTTAGAGATCTTACAGACTTTCTACTAAACCCTATTGTAGGTTCTACTTTTACTATAGATATAGAGATAGGAGCAGAGCAAGTAGTTTTTGCTTATCCTTCTACACTTCAAGATCCAACATCTGTAAAATATGTAGAGTTAGCAGATTCTGAAATTAGTAGTATTTTCACTAAGACTATAGTAAACGTTGAAGGTGCAAGTGGATTTGGTTCTATAGCATATAAAGTATTTATTTATAAGCCTGTTGAAGCCTTTTCACAAAAAGTAACTTATCGTGTAATAATTTAAATATGGGACCACAATTAAGACTATTTCCCCTACAATTTAAAAGACAAGAGGCTGAACCTCCTTTTGTAGATATGACCTTTACTACTACAGCAAGTAGAGTAGCATATCTATCAAGTCCTAGAAGTTACGCTGGTATGGTGGTAAGTGATCTAGAAGAAGAACTTGTCTACTTTTTATCTACAGATAAGACAGAGTGGTTACAGTTTGGGATGGTAGATGATGCTATAGTAGACGGAGTAGTTAATAGAGCTCCTTCACAAAATGCTGTATATGACGCCTTAGCTTTAAAACAAGATAACCTAGACGACGGTGTAGGTTTTGTTAAAAGTAATATGGGGACTATAACATATGACGGTAATACTTATGTTATAGCTAATGCACCTATAGTAGGAGCTACAAAGACAAAGATAACTTATGATAGTAAAGGACTTGTAACAGCAGGAACAGATGTAACAGTAGCGGACGTTGTAGGACTCCCAGAGGACTTAGCATTAAAGGTAGCAAAGGCTGGAGATACTATGACTGGTAGTCTTTTAATGACAGCACCAGCAAGAATAGACTCTATATTAACAGGAGGGTCTGATGTATTAAATATTGGTACTTCAAATGCTGATGTAATAAACATAGGATGGTCAGGAACTACAGTAAATATTCAAGGGACTTTACTATATCAGAACGTAGATAACTTAGCTGTTGAAGATAAACTTATAAAGATAAACGTAGGAGGGTCTTTTGCATCAGGTACTGGGGCTGGATTTGAAGTTGAAGAGAACTCTGTCATTACAGGGTATTTAAAGACAGACTCTACACGTACTGGGTGGGATATAAAATCGCCAGCATCGTCACAAGTAACATTAGGTTTAGATCTTTTAACTACTGATAGAATAATTAAGTTTCCTAATGACTCTGGAACCTTACTTTTGACTTCAAGAACTTTGACTATTAATGGAGTCACTTATGATTTATCAGCTAATAGATCATGGTCTGTAGGATCTGTTACAACAGTAAGTGGAACAGCTAATAGAATTTCCGTTTTAACAGGTACAACAACTCCTGTTATAGATATAGCATCTACTTATGTTGGACAAACTTCGATAACTACCTTAGGAACTATTGGAACTGGGGCGTGGCAAGGGACTGCAGTTGCTGACGCCTATATTGTTTCAGCTGCTATATGGCATGCTAAGCAACCACAATTAAATGGAACAGGATTTGTAAAGGCATCAGGAACTACAATAACTTATGATAATTCTACATATTATCTAGCATCTAATCCAGCTGGGTATATTACAGGATATACTGAAACTGATACGTTTGATACAGTACTCGGGAGAGGAAATACATCTTTTAATAAGAATTTAGGTGTTGAAAACGGTCAGGTGTTCATAACTAAGGCTGCGAACAATGACTTGTCATTAGGTTCAAGATTACAATTTTCAGACTCTACTAGTGCTACAAGAGGTTTAGCTTTACATCTAGGAAACGATGGAGATCTTCAACTTCAGACTTTTAGATCAGGTACATGGTCAACACCATTTACAATAGCAAATAACGGGGGCGCAGCAAACTTTACAAGTTCTGTAACAGCAGCAGCAGGATTTTTTAATTCTGATATAAGACTTAAGAACATACTTGACTTGAACTTACCAGATACAGACTCTTTACAGTCTAAGTCTTATAAGTGGAAGTTAGAGAGTGGAAAGTACGATGGAGACAAAATACATTATGGGTATATAGCACAGGAAGTTGAAGCATATATCCCAGAAGCTATTATAGTAGGAGTAGATGGATATAAATCTGTTAATTATGCTGAAGTACATACAGTTAAAATACAGAGACTTGAAGAGAAAGTTAGAACCTTAGAGTCTTTAGTTATAAAATTAGGAGGAGAATTATAATGGCTTGGAACGAACTAAGTCCTAATCAAATGGTATCTTTTACAGATGCTCAGAGTTCACCATTCTTATTGAACCCTGGAGAATCTTCTGTCACTTCTAATCAATGTATAGATAAAGCAACTGCTCTAACCAAGTATGCTTTAAGTTCTTCAGCTATGGATGCTTATGACTCTAATCAACTAGTACCTAAGTCTGTCTGGTTTAGTAGTGGAGGTGGAGGAGGTGGAGGTGACCTAATAGACTCTTGTGTTTCTATGGATTTAGGGTCTTTTACCTCAGGGCAATTATATGCTGTGTTTTCTATTACATTTAGTATAGCTCCTGTTTCAGTGACTAATTTTACTGTAAATATTACTGGTCTAACTTCTGGTTTTTCAACAAGTAAAACACTATCTACATCAGACTTAACATCAGGAGGAGTATTTTGGACAGGGACAACAGTTCCGGAAATAGGCTCGGGATATGATGTATCAGAATCAGGTTTCTCTATAGTATTAACTCCTGTAAATGATGGGACTTATTATCATCAATTATGTGCTGTAACAGGGTATGTAGGTAATACAGCTGTTAGTCAAGCTTTTCAGAAGTTAGGCTGTCCTACAGGAGAGAGTGGTAGTTATGTTACTTATACAGTCCCAGCAAATAGATATTTTGCTGGAGATTTGACAGCAGCAAATGCTTTAGCTACAAACGATTTAACTGCAAATGGTCAAAACTATGCTAATACTAGTGGAGTCTGCTTAGTTAATACTATTAATGCTATAATATCTGTAGACATGTATAATGATGACGGATTAGATGTATGTGGGTATATTGATACCCCTGGGGTAAACGAGTCAGGGAATATAGTTGCAAGAAGTGGACAAAACTTCTACTTAACTACAGACCCAGCTGCCTCTGCATATATGTTAGCTTCTGATAATATAGCCCAACCAACACTAAAGAGGAGATTTTTATTTAATATCGGAAAATTAATAGCTCAGTATCCAAATTCAACTGCAGTTCCAGAGTTTATATTTAAAATAAGAGGGAGATCATCTTCAGGGGGTATTAAGAATGGTGTATGGCAACGTGAGTATCCTGATGTAACTATGGTAATGACTGGATCTCCAGGTTCTTATATTCCAACCACGTCTCCTTCTGGAGGTCCTCCAGCAGACTCTTGGACAGCAAATGTTACAGGAGGAGGAGATGGTTCAGTTGGAATAGGAGTAGGGAGTGTTATAATGACATTTACTTATACTAGAGCTACGAACACAATAACTCTAGTAACAGCATAAATAATTTCATCTCAATTGATACAAGCAATATAGGGTAGTAGAATCGAGAGAAAATTATTAAATTTAAACAATGACAAGTGAAGAATTAAAAGACTTAATAGACTCGGAAATTACAGACCAAACTCTAGAGGACTCTATTGCCCCTTTAGACTTAGGTGATGTACTAAAAACTATGGTAGACTATGTAGATACTAAGTCTCCCTTAGCATCTCCTACTTTTACCGGAACTGTTACACTTCCGAGTACTACTTCAATAGGAGGGATAACCTCAACAGAAATAGGGTACTTAGACGGAGTTACTTCTTCTATTCAAACACAACTAGATAATAAAGTAACTTCAGTACAAGGGACTACTAATAGGATTATATCAAGTGGTGGGGCGAATCCTGTTATAAATATTTCTTCTTCTTATGTAGGACAACTATCTCTTACTACCTTAGGAACTATTGGGGTCGGGACATGGCAGGGAACTCCTATTGCTGATTCTTATATTGCTTCATCAGTATCTTGGAATACTGCTTATACTTATTCACAAGTAGGACATATTCCTCTTAGTCAAAAGGGTGTAGCATTAGGTGTTGTTCCTCTAAATTCTTCTAGTAAGATAGACACTATATATCTCCCTGATATTATATTAGGAAATGTTCAGTTTGGAGGAACTTATAATGGAACTACAATTTCAGCAAATATAGATAAGTTCCCAGAATTAGATGGTCAACCACTTCCATTATCTTCTAGTTATATAGGTGTTTACTTCATTTCTACAGATAATTATATTGTAGGGGGAATTAATTATTCAGATGGAGATTGGATAATTTCTATTGGTTCTTCTTGGACTAAGATAGATAATTCAGATGCTGTAACTAGTGTTTTTGGAAGAATAGGAAATATATCAGCACTTTCAACAGACTACTCAGCTTTCTATCCATTACTGAGTGGGAGTTATAATGACCCTTCTTGGATAGCTTCACTCCCTTATTCTAAGATAACAGGTACTCCTTCACTTTCTGTCTATGTTCCTTATATTGGTGCTAGTGGCGACTTAGATCTTGGCTCCTTTGCTATCTTAGCAACTTCAGGGACAATTTCCGGAGGAGACTTTACAGTAACAGGCAGTGAGAAGAGTTTATACGTAACTAATACTCTTAGTGGAAAGACAAGTACAATAACAGGAGATGGAATAGAGGTATATGGCTTTACACTTAAAAGTAGCTCTAGTATTTATACTACAGTACTTACAGGTTCTTTTACAGCTAATAGAAATATAGCACTCCCAGATGGAAATGGAACTTTAGCTTTAACTTCTGATATATTACCTCTTTCTCTTATGGCTATAGGGTCTTCTCCTAATGCCAATGGAGCTACTGTATCTGGAATGACACTAACACTACAACCTGCTTCAGCAAGTTTCGGTGGTATAGTAACCACAGGTATACAAACTATAGCGGGAGAAAAGACTCTTAATTCTGGTTCAGGTTATACAACATTTATTGGAGCTGATTCAACCCAAATAAAGTTATATAACTCAAGTAATGCAGCTGCTTTTCTTAAGGTTGGATTTAGTAGCAATGCTAACTTTACATCTACTCATGGATATAGTTTTGTAACGAACAATACGGGAAGTCCTGTAGAGTGTATGCGAATCAGTGCAAGTGGAGTTGTTGCTATTGGTAGTACTTCCGGATCAGGTTTATTCAACGTAGGTAACTCAGCACAATTCATAGTGGCGACTGATGGTAAACTTACAGTAAACGGAGGTTCAGGGGCAGCTATAAGTGGTAGTACTACTACAGGTTCTGCTTTGAGAGGGCAAGCTTCTGGAGCTGGAGAAGGATTATATGCTTCTACATCTACTGGTGTTGCGATCAACGCCGCAGGTAATAGCGGAATAGCAGCTCAACTTATAAGTAATGGTGGTAACGTTGTAGTAGCGGTAACAAACAACGGTGCAGGCCCTCTACAAAGATGGAGTAACTCTGGTGGACAGGTAGCCTCTATGTCTAATGCAGGTGTGTTAACAGCTAATTCAGGGTCCTTTACACAACTAGGAATAACAGGAGAATATACGTTACCAACAACAGATGGTCTAGAAAATTATGTATTAACCACAGACGGTCTAGGGAACGTTTTCTGGGGCGAAGGAGGAGGCGGAGGTGCAGGCGCTATTAGAGAGACTACAACTTTCACAGCAACAGCAGGACAAACTACTTTCACAATTCTTACAGGTTATATTGTTGGTTCTGTTGATGTTTTCGTTAATGGTGTAAAATTAAATCAAAGTGAGTTCACAGCAACAAACGGCTCAACAGTTGAAATAACTGGAGGTGTTGATTTAGCTGATATTGTTGAAATAGTAACTTATACAGAAGTTACAGTTATTGAGAATGCTTTAAGAGAGACAAATATATTTACAGCAACATCCGGTCAGACTACTTTTAGTGTTCTATATACTCCAGGTCTATTAGATGTATTTTATAATGGAGCAAAGTTAGCTCCAACAGAATACACAGCAACTAATGGAACTTCTATAATATTAAGTTCAGCTTGTTTCACAGATGATATAATAGAAGTTATAGCATATAATTATACTGTTGGTGGATATTCTGGAATAGGGGGTCTAGGGACAACTAATAAATTAGCGAAATTTACTGCTGGGAGTTCGATTGGTGATAGTAGTATAACAGATACAGGGAGTTTAGTTACATTTTCTACAGACTTAGAAGGAACTTCAGCTACATTTAGTGGGAATATTACAGTGCGAGGGATTACAGTTGGTGCTGGATTATCAAACCCTACACTAGCTAATCCTGCTACAATAGTAGGTTATGAAGCAGGGTTATCTCTTACTATAGATGAAAATGAAAACACAGCTATTGGATATAAAGCATTAAGAACACTTGAGGTAGGATTTGGTAATACAGCAGTTGGTTCGAATGCTATGACTTCAGCAATATCATACGCAGAATATAACACTGCTGTTGGTTCTGATAGTTTATGGAGACTTACAACAGGAAATGAAAATACAGCCATTGGCTATAGTTCTTTAGATGACATCACAACAGGGTCTTATAATGTTGCTATAGGATATGGAGCTGGGGGTAGTGTTACAACTGGTTCTGGTAATGTGTTTATTGGTTACAATGCTTTTGGTACAGCAAGTATGGCTAATAATATTATCATTAAAAGTGGAGGAGGAGTCAAAGCCCAACATGATGGTACTAATTGGACATTCACAGGGGGAGCAACAATTACAGGGGCACTTACAGGAACCACAGCAATATTTAATGGCAATAGTTCAATTTTTGGAAACTATTCTACTGTTTCAGAAGTAATTATTGCAGGAGATTCTACTGGAAACGCACTGACTAAATATAGATATACTGGTTATACAAGTGGTTATGATGTTGGTATGTCAACATCAAAAGATTTTATTATAAGATCAACTGTTCGAGGTGACCCAAGTTTAAAGATAATAGAGTCTACAGGTGAATTGCGATTAGGCCTCCCTGGAGGGAATGTAACATTATTGGGCCCTGTCACAGGAACAAGTGCTACGTTTAGTGGATATATTGATGCTCAATTTGCCGGAGGATATAGACTAAGAACTTCAGCAGGTACAGGTAATTTAGGGGGTTTGACAAGGAGTGGTCTTTGGGAAGGGGGGGCTGGAACAGATGTAGCTTTATGGGCAGAAACCGGGGCTTCTGTTAAGATTTATTCCGGAGGGAGTGGAATAGCAAGATACACCATAGACGCAAGCGGAAACAACACATGGGCAGGAAGTGGAAGTTTTGGTGGTAATCTTACTATAGGTGGTAGAACTTTACTAACAGGCCCTTTAACTTGGTCAGCTGGAAATCATGGTGAAAAATTTATTCACTTAAGTGGCCCTAGTACATCTCATATTATTGATATACCTGCACATTTCCCTAATTTAAATATAAACGGTAACGTTCTTGGTGTTAACATGCAAATTACTGTATTTGGTACTGCAGGTATAGTTCAAACTATGACTGCAGCCATAACAAGAACTGGAGCGAGTGTTTGGGGAACTTACGTGTCTACTTTAACAGTAGGATCATCATTAATTACTGATATTACAGGTTCGGGAACAAATACATTTGGAGCTATAACTATTACAACTGTATCTGGTTGTTATGTAGGCGTTAAGATTACGTTAATAACTCAATAATAATTTCAATGGGAAAAAATAAAAATTTAAGTAGGTTTCCTAATGCAATTACTGTAGATACGAGTAATAATATTACTCTAGCTAGTGATTTAAACATACAGGGATCTAAGGGAGCATATTTCTGGAATGACGATGATACATATTCAGCGGTTATTACAGCAACTTCTGGTCTAACGGCTGATAGAGTACTAGAACTACCTAACGCTTCTGGCACTGTAGCTTTAACTTCTGATATACCTAATAGTACAGATTTTATTCAGAATCAAATAGCATCTACTCAAACAGCAGGATTTAAAATATCCGGTGACGGAACATTAGCTAGTCTAATAGCTTCTACAAAAGTAAATATAGGAGGCCCTTCTGCTACAGGAGGGGCCTTAAATACGAATCAAGATGGTATCTATACATATCGTAATGGTGATCCTAATAGATACATGAGGTTTAATTCATCTGGGACGTTTAATGACTTCTTATCATTTGGAGCTAAACTTGTAATGAACTATGGATTTACCGGTACTGTTCAGAATATATCTATGTTCGAAGGTAGTGCAGCAGGTAATGGAATGTTTTATGTAGGTTCAAATACAGCTACAGATACAAGAGTAAATATAAAAGGTAAAAACACTGCATCTACTGACTTTGGTATTAAAGTTCATAGTAGTTCAGATATAGTACTATTTTCTGTTAGAAATGACGGGTATACTACAATAGCTACTACAAATGATCTATATATTGGGGGGAATGTAGGGGTTTCAATGTCACCTATTTCAGATGCTAACTTAGCAGTAGGGAATATAATGAACTCAGCAAACTCCAAAGGTTTTCAGTCTCAAGTACAGTTTGGAAGTTCAGTTACTACAGCTTATTCTTTTAGATCATTACCATCTACTATAACAGCTTTATTTACAGTGACAGATTTGATACATTATGGTATCAGTAATGCTACTTTGGGAGTAGGGTCAAGTATAACTAATCAATATGGTGTTTATGTTAGTAATTTAAGTGCTGGGTCATATAACTATGGTATTTATAGTAGTGTAGATTCTGGGTCTAATAAATGGAATCTCTATATCCCTGGTACTGCTGCTAATTACTTAGCAGGGCCATTAACAATTGGTAATACTTTATCAGGAACAAGTGCCACATTTTCAGGATCATCTTATCTTGCATCTGGTTCAGGCAATGTAGGCATAGGGACCATAACACCATATTCAAAAGTTCAAATAACTAGTGGTGTTGATTCAGGTGCAATAAGAATAACTGATGGTGATCATAATGGTAGTTCAAGTACTTTTATATATCCTGTACTTTCATATTGGGCAAAAATGGAAGGGATTTTACGTACAGGTAATTCACCTCTTGCATTTAATGGTGCAACTGCATCCATATCATTCACTGATGAGCCGGGAAATTTCTCTTTTAATACTTTATATAGGTCATCAAGTATTCTTTTTCATACATCAAGCAACGATAGTTCGGGAAGTGTTGGTAATGTTCCTACTTTGAGAATGACCATTGCATCAAATGGTAGTGTTATTATTCCGGGTAGTTTATCTAAAGGTTCAGGGTCATTTAAAATAGATCATCCATTAGAAAGTTTAACAGAAACACATCATCTTGTTCATTCATTTGTAGAGTCACCACAAGCAAATAATATTTATAGAGGGAGAGTACAATTAATTAATGGTAAGGCAGAAGTTAATTTAGATGGAGTATCTAGTATGACAGAAGGTACTTTTGTGGAACTTAATAGAGATATACATGTTTATACTTCAAACGAAACAGATTGGGATTCTGTAAGAGGAGTCGTAGAAGATAATATCTTATCAATTGAATGTCAAAATGAACTGTCTAATGCTATAGTATCATGGTTAGTAATTGGAGAACGTCATGACAAACACATGATAGATACAGATTGGACAGATGAAAATGGACGAGTAATAGTTGAACCTTTAAAATAACTCTCGTAACAAAATAAACTTAAGTGAATAAAATAAACAGTAATGGGTAAAACAAGAGACACTGGTAACTTAACTAATGCTGTATCAACAGATTTAAGTAATAATGTTACTATTAATACACTAGATACAGGGATAGTTAAATCTATATCAGGAGAATTAAGTAATGCTACAGTAGATGAAGATTATTTATCTCCAACAGGCACAGGAACTGGGTTAACTGATGTTGTACATCAAACAGGTGATGAACTGAATATTCAAGGTGATAAACAGTTAAAAGATTTTACTGTATTAGGCGACTCAAGATCAGGAAATAAGGCTTCTACTATCTCTTATCCAGTTGTAGGGGCTGGTTTAAATATCTTGAGATTTGTAGAATACGATAATAAAATATGGGCTATAAATAGAGATACTGATAATAGTATTTATTATTCTTCAGATGGGATTTCTTGGACCCAATCATGGGATGGTGATGATTGGACGTCAGGAGAAGAATATCCTTATGACCTATGTGTTTACAATGGTAAATTATACTGCACTTTTCAAAGTACACAGTCAACTCCTATATCCGCTGTTTCGTACATCTTAGAGTATGATAGTGCTGTTGGGTCTTGGATAGTAAGTAAGCCACCCACAGCAGATCATACCAGTTACTTATGGATGTTAGTTGTAGGGGATAAAATGTATGTAGCTGCTACATTCGGAGACATTTCCAGTGGTCAGAATCAAGATAGAATTTATGAGTTTAACGGAAGTACCTATACACAAGTTTTCGGTAGTAGTGTAATACGTTTTTCAAATGCACCTTCGCCTTCGTATATTCATTCAAGAGGAGCTATTTATTATAATGGCAAAATTTATTGTCCTGGTATGGATAATGCAGATGGGGGTCGACTCAAAATTTACGAATTTACCCCTACACCCGGAGGTTTTCCTGCTCCAACAGTTTCATATTCTATTGCACCGTCGTATGTTTATATGAACTCCTCAGCAGTTGTTAATGGTATTCTTTATGTAGCAATTAATGAAACTTCTGGAAACACTTATAGACTTTTGAAGTTTAATGGTACAACATGGTCTGACTTAGGGTGTATTGGCTATACTGATGTTTTTGGATATGGTAATAGATTATTTGCTACAAATAACTTAGGCCATTTAGTTTGCTCTATTGATGGAGTAAATTGGTGGGTGGAGAATTATAATACAAGTCCCTCTACAAGAAAATACGGAACAAAAGGAGTTTTGAACAAAAAACTTTTTGTGAGTAATGATACAAGAACTAACGAGACTACTTATACTCCATCAGGGTTAGCAGATATATTAGTTTATGACTTAAGAGGGTCTGTTCGTTTTAGTGGAGGAGTAACTATTACAGAAAATCTAGTTTCTGAAGGTGATTTGTCTATATTAAACGGAAATTTAATTATAGGTACTTTAGGTAAAGGGATTGATTTTTCCGCTACTAGTAGTTCTGCTGGAATGAGTTCTGAGATTCTTGATGATTATGAATATGGAACATGGACTCCGACAGCTATATTTTCTGGAGGTAATGGTGATTTATCTTATGGAATACAGGTAGGGAGATACGTAAAAGTAGGTAAAGTAGTTACTTGTACAGGGTACTTATTATTTGGAGAATCAACAGCAAGTGGTAACTTGCAAATAGGTGGATTACCATTTCAAGCTGCTTCTATATCTAACTTACTATGTAGATTTGGTATAGGTGTAGATAATTTGACGGGATTATCAGGTATGCCAACTGGTGAAATTATAGATTCTTCAAGTGTTATCGGAGTATCATATACTGGTACAGGGACAGCTACTTCAATAACAAATTCAAATACTTCTAGTAATGCAGTATTTAGAATGACTTTTTCATATATAACAAACTAAAATAAAATGGGATTAGTAGAAAAACAATTAGTAGACTTAATAGAACTTGTACAAACAAATTACATTCAAGTTCGTACAGCAAATATTATCGAAAAGGATGGAGTAGAAATTGCAAGAACATTTCATAGACATGTATTAGCTCCAGGTGATAATATAGTAAACGAAGATATTAGAGTTCAAGCAATAGCAAATGCTATTTGGACTGAAGAAGTCATATTAGCTTATAGAGAATCATTAAATAGTTAAGTTGTCCAATAAATTGAAGGCAGTTTGGACATATTGGAGTAAAGGTCGTTCATTAAACGGGTTTAATTCAGAAGAAGATTTTGTTAAGTCAATAAGACTATCACTATCTTTAGCTAAAAAATATTTTAATAAGACAGAACTTGTAACTGATTCTCTTGGAGAAGAACTAATAAGAGAAAACGGAATTATATTTGATAATGTAGTTGTTGTCTTAGATAGTTATTGTAAAGATATTCCAGAGTATTATTGGGCTTATCCAAAGATAGTTACATGTAGTTTACAAAAAGAACCATTTATTCACATAGATAATGATTTTTATTTTTACTCAAAAATAGCAAAATATACATTAAAAAACGATATTGTTTTTGAAATTAAATTAGGGATAAAAAGATATAATAGACTATTAGAGACATTTTCTATAGTTCCTGAACAAATCAATTATACTATAGGTTGTGGGATAATGTTATTTAATAATTTAAGACCTATAGAGTCATGGGTTAAGAAAACTAGTAAGTTTATGGACTTAGATAACAAAGATAAGTCAGAAGTAGATAGAGAACTAAGTAATCAGCTATTTGAACAATATACTTTATCTGTTATCTTACAAAAAGAATTTTCAAACCTATCAATAGATTTTTTAACTTACGATACTAAATTTATCCATTTATTTGGGTCTAATAAGAAGAGCCACTTATTAGAAGAACTATATAATCAATATTTTAATTAAAACAATATGAGAAAATTATTAATCAAATTATTTTACGGAGACACTATCAAGACAGCAAGAATAATTCTTCCTTTATCTATTTTACTGGGGATTGGGATAGCTATTAGTGACCCTGTTTGGAATACATTCACGATATCTATTACATTAGCTATTATACTTGTTGCATTATCCTCACTCTCTTTAAGTTTCTTCCCACCTAGTAGAGAAGAGTTAAATGACAAACAGAAAGAGTTATACGACAGATTTAAGAGATAGAATCTATATAAGTAACGAGTAAAGTGAAAGTGTACTTGTAGATCTAAGTTAAAAATCTTAACTTTAAAGAAACAAAATAGAAACAAAATTTTATGAACGAACAAAAAGAGAAAACCGTTAAGGTATCATTTCAACAGGTAAGATTATTTAGAATTAATGCTGTAAAGTGGTTACAGAATAATCCAACAGAGACAAAGTTTAAATATGCACTAGAAAAAGTATTTAAGCGTACTGATGCTATAGAGTCAAAGTGGTCTGAGAAACTTTCTAATCTAGAATTAGATCATGCTGCTGTTGGAGAAAACAATGTAGTACTTTTCACAATTAATGAAAAAGGAGAGCGTGTATATTCTTTCACAAAAGAAGGTCTAAGAAAGAAAGATAAAGAAGTAGAACTAGAGTTTACCAAGGAAGATACTAATGAACTTGAACCTTATTATGTAGAAGATCTACCTAAAGAGATGCCTGAGGGTTTAGTAACAGTATTTACTCCTTTTATAATTAGAAAAAGGGAGGAAGAGTAAAATAAATGACCTCTTATATTGGACAAGTATCATACGGGAAACTAATACAGGTTGATAGAAGAACAGGGATTCCGACAGGGGTTGTTAAAGACAATGACCCCTTAGACTCTGACTATATACCACCTGCATTAGACCCACTTGTATGTCCTTCTTATAAAACAGAATGGGTAGGGGATGAAGATACTGCCTATTGTGAAACTGAGACATATTATGATAATCAAGTTCAATCTGTAACATTACCGAAGACTAATTGCGGTCCAGGGTATGATGGTGGAGAGGTTACTTATACTATTCCAGAGGGAATGTTCTTTGCTTCTACACAAGAAGAGGCGAACACTTTAGCAATCAATTATATGAATGCTACAAAAGAGGAGTATATGTTAACACATGGAACTTGTACTCCTCTTTATACAACTTTCAAATGGATTCCAGACGAAGATACTGCTTATTGTGAATCTACAAGTACTCCAATAACTTTAACAGACTCAGAAGAAGCATATTCAGGAGGCAGTTCTGTAGCAAGTATTAGAATTATAGATGACACAACTAGTCTTATAGTTCTTGATACATACAATGGTGTCGAAGAAGTCCATAGTTTCTCTATAGCAGAAGATGGGGGTTCTTTAACTCTTGAAGTAAATAATATTTACGGAACTGATATGTATGTAGCAGTAGATGGGTTAGGGTATTACTTACAGTTATTTATCCCTAACGGTACACTTGGATCATTTACATCAATTCCAAAGACTGGTACTAGTTTCTTTATTACATTTTCAGATATGATTTAAAGATATGGGACTAACAGGACAAAAAGTATATATAAAGTTAAAGAAGGTAAGTAACGATCTTGACGAACTCCCTTTAGATGAAAACAATATCCCTACATGGATAAGTGGAGAACCTCAGGAGTTCAAAGACAATGTAATTGGAGATCCAGATTATGTAGCTCCTATTACTGATCTTATAAGTTGTCCTATTGCACCTTCAACTTGTAAGAGTTATGGTATATATAATACTGGTGTTACTACATTAAACTTTACATATAGAATATGTGGAGGCGCTACAAGTACAGGGACTGTTGCTCCTGGACTAAACACAGTAGTTTGTGCAGAGTATGATGATAGTATAGTAATAGACAGTGGAGATGGATACTTTATTGAAGGTAGTCCTTGTTCTCCATTATAATTTAAAAGGGTATGCCAATACGAGAGACAGGTTATAAGATTTATACAACATTAAAGGAACGTAGAGTAGACACTCTAGAGTTCACAGGGGAAACAAAACCTAATACAGAAGGTGACGAGGATTATATAGCTCCTGTTCTAGATCCTGATACATGTACTGTAGGAGAAGTAATAGGGTAAAGAAGTAAAAAATTAAAAGTTAAAATATGGCTAATCTTAAGATAAATAGTGAACTTTTTCTAGAAGTTCAAGAGTTACAGAGACTTAAGGAGTTCTTTGATATAGAGAGTGTTGATATTAATGGCTACTCTTCTATAGGAGGATTTAGAAAGAATATTCTAGAGAACTCTGTCAACTTCGGATTAGTAAAAAAGGGTCTAGGAAATGTACTAGATACAGAGACAGTACCCGATACATCAAAGATAGTATTTAACAACGGTAGAGTTGAAGTAGACTCTGATATTAATCTAGGAGGTACAAGTTTTAATACCTTTAAGCATAAAGAAATATTTGCTATAGATAGAGAAGGGAAGTTTATTTATAAACCAGCTACGTCCAATATTCCAGTTCCTGGTAACGGTTCTTGGTATTGGGTACGTATAAGACATGAATATTCAAATCAAGAGAGAGGGACTTATAGTATCTCTTCTAGTGGAGCAATAACAGGTGTAGGTGGTGAACTAACAAAGATTTTAAGAACAAATAAAAAGTTTCCTACTAAGATAAGATTTCTAAATGCTTCACTAAATACCTTAGACTATGATGTTCTAAGTGTTATAGATGATAATAATGCACAACTACAAGGTGTCTCTTTTCAAGCTGAAGAAGGACTAACTTTAGGCGTTGTAGGGACCTTTACTTATGGAAAAGCTATCGACCCTAATTCTAAGTTAATTTTTGAATACGACTCTTGTCTTCTCGAATTAGTTCAAGAGACTATTCTAAATACACCTCCGAGTAGTGGGTTCATCAAAGACAAGACATTTTACTTAGCTAGAGTAAGATCAGATGGTACTACATTAGTGGTACAGGATAAAAGACTTAGTTATTGGGAAACTAAAGGGTCTCAGTCTTCTATTGATATAGAGAGACGTCTTAATCCATTAATCGGTGTCGAGGCTATTAAATATAGTCATCCTTTTACTCCTGGGGAGAAAAATATAGTAGAAGTAGCTTGGGGAATAAGAAGTAGTAACTGGTCTATAGATACTAACTTAAATAAACTAACTCTCTTAGGCCCAACAGTAGGTGGGAAATACAAGACTGTAGAAGATTTTCAAGATCATGCTTTAGATGGTTGGAGAATTTATACAAGTAACGGAAATTACTCTAGAGTAATTTCAAGTATTAAGTCTGGGTCAGCAATTAACTTAACCTTAGATGTCTTAGATATAGATAACTATTATAGAAATGGTGAAGGTAGTACAGGGAATAGAATAGAACAAGAAGTACTTGTAGTACCTAATGCTGAAAATATAGAACTTGTATTTACTTCGAACCCTACAGACTTAGTCCCTATAGTAAATGAGAGTTTTGTATTTCCTATAAATACACATGTAGGAAAGTGTCCTGTAATTGCCTATAATTTAGACACTCCAAGTCTTTATAATATTAAGTATAGATATATTACACAAAAAGATTATTCTGATCTTGTAGTAATCCCTTCAGATAGTCAAATAGACAAAGCAGATGCTGGGTACTATAATGAGTCTTCATTTGATGTAAATGGAAACTTACTCTTATCAGGGACTACAAAAGTTAAGTATACTTCTCTTGATGAAGAAGGGTTTATTCAAGTTAATCTATCAAACGAAGCTTATACAAGATTTGTTAGAAAAGTAGATAAGGGAGACTTAATAGGAGTTGAAAAACTCACAACATTAGAAGATTTAAATGTCATAGATTTAGTTGTAGGAGTATCAAAGAACTATCAACTTGTAACTGGTATCCCTTCTTTGACAGATGATGTCATCTTTTCACTAAAGAATACAGAAGCTGTAGAAGGAAATAGTTTTACAATACATTTAAACTGTACAAATATAGAGTTAAACGGATATAGAATTCTTATAGTACAAGATCTTGTAGGTGTAACTTACCCTATGAAGACTATTTTACAAGGAGATGTTTATTCTATGTTGAATCAAAATGGTGGAATTACTTTTACTTGTGTCTATCAAGGGACTTCATGGGTTTTATATCAGAACTATGATGCTGAGTCACAGCCTGAATTTAAGATGGTAGATGGAGATTTAAGTCTTAAATTTGATAATCTAGGACTTGGAAAGATACCAGGCTACTATGGTTACGGGCTATGTGGTGTAGCAGCTGGAACTCCTTCATTAGGTGGAAGATTCCCAGTATTCTATGACTCTAGTGATAGTGATTATAATGCCACAGGAAAGACAGGGGGTCTAAAGAATGTACAACTTACAGGAGATCAAAACGGACCTCATACACATTCTGTTCAAGGAGGGAGTTCAGACGCTGGAGATGCATTACCAACACTTGGTACAGTAGCTGGAAATAGTTTTCAGACAGCTTCGTCAGGTTTAGGAGAGGCACACGAAAATAGACCTCCATACTATGTATTGGGTCTAGCTAAGCGCATGTATTAAAGATGAAAGTAATAGGGAAAACAACAAGATTTATAATTTAACCTTGAAATAAAAATGATATTCTTTTATACAGGCGCTAGTCAAGATAACATACAGCAAAATAGTCCTTCTAAATCTCTCGGAGGTTATATTTCTAGTACTATTATACCGAATAGTCTCATAGGTAATATTTTTCCAAGTATTTCGTATCGTAATGTGACTGATGGAGTTGAACAAATAAGAGCAATTGCATTAAAGAATACTTTTCCTACTGTACTTTCGAATATTAAAATTTACACAACAACACCAGAGGATTCTATAGGATTCTTGACTATAGGACTAGTAACTCCTTTTGTAGATAGTTGTGATAAGCCTTATTTAGAGTTTATACAAGTTGAAGATCAGTCTCCTTATTATGTAGAATTTCTAGAAGTAGAAGGAGTAGATAATGCAATAACTATCTCTTCACTTGAACCTAATCAAATAGTAGGTCTTTGGATAAAAAGAACAGTTACACAATCTGAAGAATACAACTTATCAGACCCTTCAGCTACTTGTGCTGTCTTAGCACAGAGACTAGAGGACTTAGAAATAAATAACGACTCAGAAGTCATTGGGATAACAGTATCTTGGGGTGAATCTACAATAGATGATATTTACTATGGTTCTGTTTCTTCTATTCCTTCTACAGAATTAGAAGTAAAAGCTTTAACCTTTAATGAGGGGTCTAGTCCTATTATAGTAGAGACTGGAACTGTAAATAAAATCTTTACTGTAGTAACAGTAGCACCAAAAACAATTAGTTCTGTTATAGACTTGACTATAGGTAGTGGACCTTTCTCTGATATAACATCTGAATATACACTTAATAGTCAAGTAACTGTAGACGGCGTACTTAGAAATATATATGTTATGCAACAACTAGTACCATATACATCGAATCATCAACATAAGATAACTTTCAATGACTAATTATATAGAAACGCCAAAGTCTATAAGACTTACAAATATAGGGAACGTAGATTGGTTCTATGGAGGTGGAGAAGAAGCTTATGACTCTTTAGCCTCAGCTAATCTCTCTGTTCCTTCAGTTTTACGATTAGGGAGAACAGTAGGAGTCTTTGAGTCTGACGTAATAGTAGAATATTGGTGGAAAGAAGGGATACAAGATGAAGATCTAGTACTAAAGACCTCAACAGCTGAAGAGATAATTTTAACTGATACTGTTTTAGAAACTAGACATAGGATTACTTTAGAGAACGGAGTTCTTGTTATTTCCGCAGCATTATAAAGAAATTTATATTTTTTCTTTTCTTTTAAAATATACTTTTTAACTTTAGAAAGTGATAAGTATAGAAAAGATACGTCTTACATATGAATATTTTTATAGAAAAAAATATGGGAACAAAAACTATAAGTTCGAACTAACTCAAAAGTCCACAAAACTAATTCAAAGTTTTATTCAACTTTCTGAAGAGAAGTATAAGACAAAGAGTCTAGGGGAGAGTTTTTTATGGACTTATTTTGTATTTCAATTTAATTATTGGGAGACTTTAGAGATCGAGAGTTTTAGTAAGAGGATAGTTCCAGCTTATATTTTAGGAGAAAAGGCTTTTCTAAGATATAGTGAAAGAGATCAAGAATTTGATTGGACAATAGAAGAAAGTGAAATAATAACATTATACCAACTAAGTAAAAAGACTTTAAGAGACCTTATAGAATTAAGTCCTACAGTAAGAAGACAAGATGAATCTTCTATTAAAAAAATAGCATGGAACACAGATCTAGGATTTAATAATTGTCTCCTTAATACAACCCTCTATAATAAAAGGGACTTATGTTGTATTAAGTGTAATTATAAAGTAGAGTGTAAGGAAATTTTAAAGTCTACTTTTCCAGAAATATATAGAGAAAGAGAGAAAGAATGAAAAGAGAAGATAGAATAAGAGAAGTTTTATTGAGAGTAGAAAACGGAGGAATATCTTCTAAAGGGGTTAGTGTTGATGATGTATTATTTTTATTAAAAGAGTATATTTTTGAACTAAAAGGGAGGGAAGTACAGATAACTTACCCATTACCACACGAATATCATCTTCTCGAGTCACTTCTTTTAAAGTCTAGAGAGCTTTTTGCTTCTAAAATCGGAATAACTAAGATATTCAGAAAAGATGGCAGTCTCATCTCTGTCTGTTAAGCAGATACAAGTAGCACTTTTTAAGGAATTTAGAAAGAGAGGGTGGAGAATATTTAGTACAAATACTAAAGCATTTCAAAATGAATCTGATATGGTTGGGATTACACCAAGTCGATTTGTAACAGAGTTTGAAATAAA